CTCCAGGGGCGCGTTGACCGAAAAGCCGCCCACGCCGCCGCCCTGGGCCCGCTCGACCGGAATCCTGTAATCCGGGAAGGTGAAGGCCATTTACGCCGCCTCCCCGACCTGTGGTAGCGTCCCGCCCTCGTGGGGCAGGAGGGAGAGATGCGCTACCTTTGGTTGGCGTTGCTGGTCGCGGGATGCACGTCGTTCAGCGTGCTCGATGAGGAACTGCCCAAATACAAGGGCAAGCCGATCGACAGCCTGGTCGCCAAGCTGGGTTTTCCCAACGCCGAGCAGACCATCATGGGCCGGAAGGTCTACGTCTGGTCGACCAGCATGTCGTACGTGTCGGTCAATCCGACGACGTCGACGACCACGGGATATGTCGGGGGCCGCCCCATTACCGCGACGTCGACCAGCTACACCTACTCCGATTCGAACCTGTCGTGCACCCTTCGCGCCATCGTCGACGCGCAGGGACTCATCGAGCGCTACGCCTACGAGGGCAACAACGGCGCCTGCTACACCTACTCGGATCGCCTGCGCTAGCATCAGGCCTTGCCCTTCCAAGCCATCCACTTGTCGGCCAGCGAGCTCGCCCCGCCGAGGAGCGTGGACCCCACAGAAAAAGGTAGATTGGCTGTAGCGTTGGCCGACGCCATGTCGAACAGGCCGGCCTGGGCGCCGGCATTCGCGCCCTGCACCCGAAAGCCATACGCCCGCAAAGCGGCGTTGCTGCGGATCGTCAGCGCATCGGTCTCGCCGGCGCGCTCGGTGTCGCCCAAGATATCGAGGTTGCTGCCTTCGTTGACGTCGCCGCCCTGGCTGGCGAGCGCCGCGCGCTGGGCACCCTTGATCTGGGCTGTCCGAAGCCGCGCCTTGTCTTCCTCTGCCTGGCCCTCCTGCTGCGCGCGCTGGGCGTTCCACTCCATGACCTGCATGTTGCGGCGCGCGACCTCGGCTTGGTAGCCCGATGCGGCAGACGTGGCGTTGGCCTGCTGAATCTGCCCGGCGGCCGAGAGCGCGGTCGACGCCACGGTGGCGGCGATGGCGATGAACGGGGCCGCTGGCCCCCGGCAGACGGCGCCGCCGTACAGCGATCGGCGCTGATATTCCATCGGCCTCATGCGGTCCTCATCTCGAAGCGGCAGAACGGCGCGCCATGCGGCGGCACCGGCACCGGCGCCACGACGGAGAAGCCCAGCCAGCGCAGCCAGCGGATGGCCTCGACATACTCGGCGTGTACGATGTTGGTGAGCACCGCGAATTCCCGGCGCATGCGCGCGACGCCGGCGCGGGTGAGCCGCAGGAAGTCCTTGTGGTGCCGGTCGACCGGCACTCCGGTGAGCAGCCACGGCACGCCGACGCCGCCCAGCAGCGAGCCGACGCTGAGCCCCACGATCGCCGCCACCTCCTCGTCGACCAGGTACGCCTCGGCCCACAGCGCCCCGGCGAGGCTCGTGCGCATAGCCTCTTCCATCGTGAGGCCGAGCGCCGCGATCTCCCGCGCATCGCCCGGTCGGAGGTTGATCCGCGCGGCGTGCACCATGGTGGCGGGCTCGGTGGTGATCATTTGCCGGGCGCCACGTCGGGGATCAGGTCGAGCACGGTGACCGGCAGCGGATAGCCCTGGCGCACGAACAGCCGGCCGTCGGTGTTCCATTCGCTCGGGATGGTGACGCGCCAGTCGCCCGAATAGGGCTGCATCGGCGAACCCAGCGCCTCGCTCTGCCGCTGCTTCACCTCCTGCAGGACCGTCTGGTTGAGCCCCACCCTGGCGCCGCGCGAGTCCTTCACGCGCAAGGTCACCAGCGGGATCTTCTTCATGCGGCCCTGGCTGGTGCCGCCGACCGGCAATTCGAGGTTCAGCGTCTCGAGGTCCGCTGTGTAGGGCAGGCCGACGATCACCTTGCTGTACGCGCCGTCGAGGCTCACCGCGCCGCCGCTCACCACCTGGCTCGGCACCACCGAGCCGTCGCCCAGGATGGCCACCGTCTTGCCCTCGAGATGGTCGAGGCCCGTGACCTCGTCGACCGGCGCGCCGTCGTACATCAGGCCGCAGTCGACGAACCAGGCGTCGGCCACGGTGGCGAACGTGCGCTCCTGCAGGCGCTCGACATAGCGGCGCGTCTCGCCGCCGACCGTCCGCCGCACGATCAGGTAGGTCGCGTCGAGCAGCGCGCCGCCGGCCGTGGCCTCGGGCACGCTGCACACGCTCTCGACCACGCCGTCGGTGGTGTGGCGGTGCCAGGCGAACACCTCGTGCTCGCGCATGAAGGTGAAGCCCAGCAGCACGCCGTCGCTCCGCACCGCCCACACGATGCGGAACGGCTCCTCGGCGAACGCCCATTCCTCGATCGCGTACTGCGCGCCGGTGTCGAACAGCAGGTGCTGGCTCAGGATCGACATGTCCTTGGCCTGGAACTGGTCCTGCAGCAGCTCGAACTCGAGCGCCCGCACCCGCGATCCGCGCTCCTGCACGAACAGCAGCGAGCTGCCGGCCAGGATCGGCGGCACGTCCGAGCAGCCGAACGAGGACTGCACCTCGGTGACGCACGACCCCGGCGTCAGCGCATTGGCCGACGGGCCGGGATAGCAGCGCCACTCCGCGCCCGAGCTCATCACCAGCATCGACTTGCCCACCGGCACCAGGTGGCGCACCTGGTTGACCTCGCGGGAGACCAGGGCGCGGGTGATGGCGTCGTCGTCGCGCGTCGGCTGGCTCACGTTCATGTTGTTGAAGGCGCCGGTGACGGAGAACCACAAATGCTGCGGCTTGTTGGTGCTGCCGCCGAAGGCCTGGCGCTGGGCGTAGTAGGTCGAGCAGCCCGGCCATTCGCCGGCGCCCGAGAACGGGTTGCGGCTGCCGGGCGGGGTGTTGCCGATGTTGGGCGCGATGGTGTCGTCGGTCCAGGTGGCGTCGGTCACCTGCGCCACGAAGCCGTGGATGCTGCCCTTCTTCTTGTAGACGTTGTAGGCCACGGCATTGGGCATGGCGTCCCACGTCCAGGTGCCGGCGCTGGCGCTCGAGCTGCCCACCGACGCCGTGGGCAGGCTCTCCTCGCCGGTGTCGGCGATGGTCGTGACCTCGATGTAGGCCGCCGTGCCCGCGGCCGAGGCCGCGAGGTTGGTCGGCGCGTCCACCGAGGGCGCGAAGGTGATCGTGCTGAGCGTCCAGTTGGCGTGCCCGGTGCGCGTGAGCTGGCGCGGCGCGTAGCCCGGGTGGGTGATGGTCATGGTGTCGGCCGACTGGACGAACTTGAGCAGCGGCAGGTCGGCGGCCGCCCAGGGCGTGGCGAGCGTGTAGATGACGCCGGGCGAGCTCTCGACGAAGCCGCCGTCCTTCACCACCTGCATGGTCATGTCGCCGAACACCAGGCCGTAGTTCTGGCCGGCGGGCGAGGAGCGGAAGCGGAACGGGACCAGCCGGTGGCGCACGTCGTGGTCGTCGACATTGCCCACGTAGCGCGTGCCCGGGCGGTTGCTGGCGCCGCCGTGCGGGTGCACGAAGAAGTTCAGCATCGTGCGCGCGCCGACATGGAACTTCGCGAGGTCGACGCGGCCGTACAGGAACGGCGACAGCTCGCCGGCGGCGAACGAGGGCTGGATTACGGGAAGGGTAGCCACGGCGGCACCGGGTAGACCTGGCCGAACTCGCCGAGACCGTCGTCATAGCCGCGCGCCGCCAGCGCCTCGGGCACGTAGGTGCGGTTGAGAGCGCTCTCCTCGTTGGCGCTCGAGGCCTCGGCCTCGCGCAGCATGCCCTGCCACAGCCTGGTCAGCGCCGCCTGGCGCTCCTCCTTGCCGGTGAGCTCGAAGGCGATGCGCGCGGCCAGACCATAGCTCACGGCATCGACGAAGCCCGCATCCCAGCGCAGCGGATCCTCGACGCGGGCGGTGTAGATGATCCGCATCTCGGCGGCGTTGGTCAGCAGCACCGAGACGTAGGCGCCCGTCGAGTCCTTGTCGGCGGCGAGCTCGTAGAAGGTCTCGGGATAGCGCAGCAACGGCACGTCGTTCAGCCGCCGCACGCGGATGCAGTCGACCGGCAGGCTGTACTTGTAGGCCCAGCGCGCCGGCGGGTTCTCGAGGGTCGCCAATGCCACCGTCACGCGGGCGAAGTTCCAGTCGAACGCCCGCAGCGTCGCGTCGCGCACCATGGCGAAGTGCGCGAGGCAGGCGTTGGCCTCGGCGCTGCCCTCGTCGATCGAGCTGATCTTCGACCGTGTGCCGCAATGGGAGATCGCGGCGTTGCAGATGTCGGTGATCGACGGCACGGGCTACTGCCTCGGGCCGCCAGGGTAGAGACGCTCGGCAGCGCTCGGCTTGCTGCTCTCCTGCGCGACGTCGAGCTCGGTCATCTGCAGGTCGACCGATAGCCGCGGCGGTTCGCCCTGCCGGTCCTCCTCGATGCAGCCGACCACGCGCATCTTGCCGGTGACCGGCAGCTCGGTGCCGATCTTCGGCATGCCGCCGGGGAAGAGCGCCTTCACGACGTCGTTGTTGACCGTGAGCCGCGTGCCCCACGGATATTCCGGCGGCTTGACGTCTTCCGGCTTGCCGTAGCCTTCGGCCTTGGCCTCGGCGTCGGTCATCTTCAGCGAAACCATGGCGCCCTCCTACGTGGACAATCCCACCGATCCGACGTTGGCGACCACCTGCCCACGCCCGGCCGAATCGACATACACGACCAGCATCTCGTCGCGCGCATTGAGCGTCGCCACCGTGTTGGTGCCGTCGAAGGTCCCGGCGGTCAGGGTGACGGTGTGGCCTGCGGTGCCGGTGGCCGACGTGTCCTTGATGACCAGCAGGCCGGGATGGTTCGCGAGGTTGGCGATCGTGGCCGCGATCGGCGTCGAGGCGTGGTTGAGCTCGATCGACTGGACGCCGGCGGTGACCGCGCCCGATGCGGTGAGCTCCTGGACGCGGGCCGAGACGTCGGCTGCGCGGTTGATCTCCGCAGCGCTCGCGGTGACGTCGGTGCCATCGAGGGTAAGGCCTGCGGCGGCCACGTTGTCGACCGTGACGTCGGCCGCCGCGCCCCTGCCGTTCAGGGCGAGCAGCCTGCCATCCCTGGCCTCCCAGCCGAGATCCTCGGCGCGGTCGTGCGGATTCCCCATGGCCTACTCCTTCGGCGGCTTCTCGTCCTTCACTTCCTCGACGTGCTTGGGCGGACCATGCTTGCCGAAGTCGTGGACGAACTCGTCGCCCTCCTGGCGCTCGATGTCGCCGATGTAGCAGCGCTCCTTGGCCCGGTACTTTGCCATTGCCATGCTGTCCTCCATTGCTCAGGGGAAAGAGGGAGAGGCCCGTGGCTGGGCCCCTCCCCGGTCGGTCAGGCCGTGTAGCCGCGGGCGTAGTAGGCCTGCAGGTCCTTCGCTGCCGCGAAGCCCGCAGTGATCGCGCCGGCGGTGCCGTCGTTGGTGGCGATGGTGTAGAGCAGCCGCAGGTAGCGGCTGGTCGGATCCGGGAAGTAGGTGAACCCGAATTCGTAGCCGGCCACCAGGGTGGCCTTGGCAATCGCGGCCGAGCTCGCGAGCGTCGTCCAGCTCGAGTTGTCGGCCGAGGTCTGCAGCGCCACGGTCAGCGTCGAGGCGCCGCCCGAGGCGAGGTAGGTGGTGACGATCTGGCAGACGAGCTGCATCTCGGGGCGCGTGGCGCCGCCGATGTCGCGAGCGATGCCGAGATCGATGACGTTCGTCGAGGCGAACGCGCCGACCGAAGCGACGAGGGTCTGTGCGTCGCTGAACAGGTTCTGTTTGTCGAGGATCATGGTGGATCTCCTATCCCGCGCCCGCTCAGGACACGTTGCTTTCGGTGTTGAGGATCTGGTCGCAGATGCGCAGCGGGATGCCACGGAAGGCCGTGTAGGGCTTGCCGTCCCGCGTCTCGACCGTGAAGAACGCATTGGTCTTCGCCATCGCCTGGATGTCGAAGGCCGTGCGCACGGTGCGGTTCATGTAGAACGACCAGTTGACCTGACCCGGGCGGGTCATGGTGCCGCCCGGTGCGCCCGGGGGCGGGCTGTTGCCGGCCGCAGCGATCGCCGGCACCTTGTTCAGCGCCGTGATCAGGTAGTTCACCAGGCTGGTCGTGGTGACCGCGCCCGCCGTGACGTTGACGTTGGCGATGCGCACCACGTAGCGCCAGTCACGCACCGTGAGCCCGCAGTCCCATTTGTAGTGGGTGCGGTAGCCCGGGTAGAAGTTGCCGTTGGCGTCGTACAGCGGCTGCTCGCCGAGGTCGCGCACCTGCAGCCCGGCCTTGCTGCCCTTGGGGAAGATGCCATGGCAGGTGTTCTGCCCCCAGCCGATCAACCAGATCGAGGTGTTGGTGTTCGACGAGCCGCCGGCGGAGATGACGTTGCCGCCGTTGCCGGCCGACGTCGAGTTGAAGCGCACGGAAAGCCCGTTGAAGCGCTCGGGAGTGGCCGCCGTGCTGCCATAGATCACCTGGCCCTGCATGGTCTGGTTGATCGATTCGATGAACGACATGTCCTCGCCGAGCCGGAACTCGGCGGTGTTGCCGTTGAGGTCGGCCAGCGCCTTGTCGATATCGCTCACCGCCTCGAGCATGCCGGTGGCGTCGCGCACCTGGGCGGTGGTGCTCTTGGACTTGGCGATGCCGTAATTCAGCAGGCGCCAGGTGGCGGACGGCAGGCCGGTGCGCACGGTGGTCTTGTGGCCCTGCCCGTCGTTGCATTCCATCCAGAGCATGTCGGTGAGCATCTCGTTGGTCTGGCCGAGAAGCTCGATGATCGCCGCGGGCTTGCCGCCGGGATCCAGTCGGGTGCCCCACTCCGCGAGGGTGAGGGCGGTTGAAGCAAGAGTTGCCATTTACGCTACTCCAATGAGGGGGATCAGGCGTCGGCCGACTGTTTCGGGCCGCCGTCGTAGATGACTTCGGCAGGCGACCGCGGAGGGTTCGGCGCGGGCGGATGGCCAGGCGCGAAGCGATCCTCGGACATGAGCTGCCCGACGCGCACGAAGGCCTTCACGACGTCGGGATGGTTCCCGGCGCCGGTCAGGTTGAGCGCGTCCTTGAGTCCCGGGATGGCGAGGCGATCGATCGCGCGGGCGGCCGCGGCCAGCGAGGCCTGCAGCTTGGTGCCGCCGATTTCGGGATCCGCCTTGATCGCCGAGACCCATTGGTTCTGCGTGTCGACGAAGGCCTGCATCTGCCGGTCGGCGGCGGCCTTCTCGCGCGACAGCGCAAGGTCGATGAACTTCTGCGCCTGGTCCTGCGGCAGGCGCGATTCCTTGAACAGGTCGAGCGCCGGCTTCATCGCCTCGGCGTCGAGCTTGAAGCCCTCTGGCATCTTGAACTCGGTGTAGACCGGGATCGCCGGATCCTCGATGCCGAGTGCCTTCGCGTCCTCGGGCTTCAGGCCCTTGAACGCGGCGGCCTTCTCCTCGGGCGTGAGCGCCGCATAGGCCGCCTTGCGGGCCTCGAGCTCCGTTGCCCCCGTCCAGGCCTCGACGCGCTTGGCCGACTCGGCCTCGGCCGCGACCTGGTCAGACGTCTTGGCCAGCGGCGGATCGCCGTTGGGCGCGGGCTGGCTGAGCAGCGACGGCTCGGGATTGACCGGTGTCGGGTCAGGATTCGGGGTCGGATCGTCCGCCATCGTCGGCTCCTTCGTTCGCCATCGTCAGGTAGAGGTTGGGGGCAAGCCGCATCACGTCGCCGAGGAGCTTCAACCCCAGCGCGCGCTTGCCCTCGTTGAACGCGGTCCATTCGGTGCCGCGCCCGTCCATGCTGAGCGTGAACACGCCGGCATCGGTCAGCTGCGCCCACACGACGCGCCGGCCGCGCGCATCGCCCATGACCCAGCGGATGGCTTCGTCATGTTGCTGGGCGGCCGTGCGGCCCTTCTTGGCCGCCTTGTCCTCGGCGCGCTTGTCGCCGAGCGGCCCGGCTTCGGTGAGCGGCTCAGCCATCGCGGCGCTCCCGCTTCTTCTCGGCCTCGACGAGCTTCAGGAACTCGCGCACCAGCGGCAGCGCCCACGCCAGCGAGGCGTCGTGCTCGATCTGCCTGGCCAGCGCGAGGGCCTGGGCGCGGTCGTCCATCAGTGCCTCGCCACCGGCATCTCGCGCGCCGGCACGATCACCGGCCGGCTGCCGGCATCCTTCAGGACCTCGATCGCCTGTGCAGCGAGCCGCGCCCGCGTGAGCCCATCGGGAGAACTCTGGATGATGTCGCGCAGCGCCATGGTGATGCCCGTCACCGCATCGCCGCCGTCGATGTCCCGGTCGCCGAGGCCGCTCAGCCTGGCGAATGCCTGGATCGCCGCATGGACGGAGTCGCGCAGGCCCTTCACGTGTGCCGGATTCCTGATCGCCATCACGCCCCTCCGTTCAGCACGGCGCTGACGGCGTTCTGGCCGCCGCCGACGTCGATTTCGCTCGCGGTCTTGCCCACGGTGGCGAGCTGCTCGGCGTGGGCGAGCGCCGCCTGTTCGGCCATCGCCTTGTTCTTGGCGGCGCGAACCGCCCGCGCCTGGTCGATCGGCACCAGGATGCCCGACGGCACGCCCAGCATGTCGCCGTAGGCTTCCATGGTGCCGTCGGGATCGAGCCGGTCGAGCGCCTCGGGCTTGATGGCGCCGACCTGGGCGCCGAACTGCCAGAAGCGCTCGATCGCGCCGGTCGAGGCAGCCTTCTGCGCCGAGGCCAGCAGCGAGATGAACTCGATCTGCAGGCGGGCGAGGTCGAGGCCCTGCGGCGGCGGCGGGATCAGGCCGTTGCGCGCCATGATGTTGAACACGCGCTTGACCAGCGGGTCGAGGAGCTCGTCGTGCAGACGCTCGAGCACCGGCCCCAGCATCAGCATCTTCTCCTCGTGGCGCTCGTCGACCTCGCGCGCCGTGATCTCGCGGCGGTCGCTCTCGACCATCATCAGGAAGAGGTCGGCGTAGAACGCGGACTTGATGCGCTCCTGCGTCTGCAGGATATCGTTGCTCACGGCCGTCACGGCCTCGGGCTTGACTTCGATCGCCGCCCGGAACGCCTTGCCGCTCGTGTCGTCCATGTAGGTGATGCCGCCGGGCAGCAGCGAGGCGGGCTGGTTCTTGAGCGCGACGGGCCCGACCATGGGCGGCTTGCTGAGCTTGTCGATCAGCTCGAGCTTGCGGCGCTGCTGAACCTGGAGCTGCTGGGAATCGCCCAGACCCACCCAGCCGGGCGACGCCGAGCCATAGGTGTCGCTGCCCGCCACCTCCCAGCGCGGCGCCATGCAGCAGAACTCCTCGTAGCCCGAGATGCGCAGCAGCTGCCGCTCGCCCTGCTGGCCGCGCTCGAACCAGGCCGAGCGCCAGGGCAGCTCGCGCGACAACCGACCCTGCCACGGGCGATAGGAATCGCCGGGCCGTGCACTTGGCGGGAAGGCCTTCGGGTTGGGCTCGATGGCGTGCACGATCTCGTACTCGAGGTCGAGCTGGCCGTTGTCGTAGGCCTGGCGGATGCCGGCCGACACCGTGTCGCGGCCGAACTTTCCCACGATCTTGCGCACGGTCCACCACATCGAGCGGTAGAGCGTGTCGACCGCCTCGCGCTGCGATGCCGCCAGCCAGTACTCGCCGGCGGTCAGTGTGTAGCCGCGGACAATGTCTTCCTCGTCCTCGTCGACCCAGAGCGCGGCGGTGCCGAAGATGCCGAGCTCGCCGTAGAGCGTGTGCAGGCAGTTGTAGAGGTTCGAACTGTCGAACACGACGAGGATGCGCTTCTGGACCTCGTCCAGCCACGCCCGCACACCCGCGTCGGCGGTCACGATCTCGTCGCCCAGCCGCAGGCGAAACCACGGGCGCGCCGGCGAGGAGATGCCGGCCATCATGCCCGACGCCATGATGCGGGCGGACAGGAGCGGGGTGTTGTCGATCACGCGGGAATCACGGCGGCGGCCGCGCTGGGTGTCGTTTGCAGACACCAGGAAGTTGCCGCGGCGAGGCGCGAAATAGGCCGCCTGGTCGCGCCAGGTGCCCCAGTAGCTCGTGCGATCGCGGTCCAGTGCGGAGAGCCGCGCCAGGTAGTACTGGCGCAGGTCGGGATCCTGCATGTCCCGCATCTCGTCTGCGCTGTAGACCTGGGCCGCCACGGTTACTCAACTCCTACGCTTACACTCGCGGCGGCCCACAGCCCCGCGCGAAACCTACTGCCCCAAAAGCGTCTTGAACTGCGTCGACGCCGGCGTCGTCACACCCTGCCCGCCCGTCTTGTTCGTGCTGCCGTACCCGCTCGCGGCCGCCAGCTCGCTTTTCGTCCGCATCGCCGCGGCCTCGGCGGCCTGGTCGACCGGCGTCGGAGGGGGCGGCGGAGGCGACGGCATCGGCGGCAGGTACGGACGCGCTGGCGCGCTGAAGATTCCCATGGGCGCGCAAGATATGCCCAAGCCCGCGCATCCTCCCAATCTGGTCAACGGAAGTGCGTCAGGCGTCCTCGAGCGGGTCGTACTCGTGGATGGTGCGGCCGACCGAAATCGACCCACCCATGCCCTGGGTGGTGACCGGCTGGGCGAAGGTCAGCGCGAAGGCGTCGGCGTCGTCCGGCGAGTAGCCGAGCCGCAGCTTCACCTGGTCCTTGGGCTCGAGCAGCAGCCGGTCGCCGCGGAAGCTGTACGTCGTCTGCGACAGTGCCGCGATCAGCTCGGGACAGTTGGGCGGCAGCTGGCCGCCGCTCCTGATCCAGTCGGTGGCCGCGAAGTAGATCTCGGCCCGCTTGTTCTCGAACTTGGGATCGTTGGGCTTCCCCGCGAAGCCCACGCCGATCGGCGAGCGGCCAAGGAGCCGCAGGTGCTCGATCCACACGCGCCCGAACCCGCCCGTGTCGTCGACGAAGCAGGCATCGGCCTTCCAGTCCTGCCACTTGCGGGCCACCGCGCCGGCGCCCTGCCGCGGCTCGACGTTGCGGAACTTCATCGGCTCGAACGCGACCAGGCCCTGACGCGGGAAGATCACCGAGGCGTCGTCGCCGAACAGCGCCACATCGACGCCCAGGACTCGAGCATGGCCGGCCAGGTCGTCGGCCCGGTAGGCCCGCCGCTGGGCCTCGGCGCACTCTTCCGGGCCGATCAGGGTGTTGAGCGAGCCGGGCGGGAACTTGCCGAACACGTTGATCAGCACCCACGGATTGTCGCGGCCGTACTTCTGGATCTGCTCGCGCGCCCATTCGGCCTTCACGCGCGTGCTGCGCATCGGATCGTCCGGGTCGGCGGTGATCTCCGTCACGTGCCACAGGCGCCGGTCCTTCGTGCAGGCATTGTACAATGGCCCCTCGAGGTGCGTCGGGTTGCCGGCCTGCACGATGTGGCCCTCGACGCCGGTGCCCAGCGCCGCATCGGCCGCCGCCATCACCGCCTCGGGGATGCCGCCCGATTCGTCGAGGATGAACATCACGTACTCGGCACGGAAGCCGGCAAGTGTGTTGGCCTGCTGGTTCTTGTCGCCGCCGCGCGGCCACGTGCGGGCGCTCATGAACCAGGTCTCTGGCGATTCCTTCGCGCTGATCCTGGTGCGCGTCCAGTCGAAGGCGGCCGTCAGCAGCTCGGACTCGGACTGCCACTTCGCCATCTCGGCCCACAGATTATCCTTGAGGTTGTCCCCGGTGATCGACGTCGCCGCGATCTTGGGGTACGGCCTGGTCAGCAGGAAGTTCCACGCGAGCCACGACAGCACCGCCGTCTTGCCTGGCCCCTTGCACGCCTTCATCGCGAGCCGCTGGCGGTGCGGGAAGGCCTCCAGCACCTCGTCCTGCCAGGCGTCGGGCGTGATGCCGAACACCTCGCGCACGAACACCTGGGGCTTGTCGGCCCAGAGCTTCAGGATCTCCTCGGGAGGCAGGTCGGTCATTTGCGGTGCGCCCGCTTCACCAGGTCGCCGAGCGCGATGCTCCCCTGCACGTCGATCTTCGTCGGCCACATGCCAATGTGCTTGCCGATCAGCTCGGCAGCCTTCACCGCCGGTCCGAAGTTGCCGGCGCCGCGCGCGTTCTCCCTCAGCATCACCAGGTCGAGAACGACGCTGTCCTGGGTGATCGCCAGCGCCTTGCCGCGCTCGGTCTTGAGTTCCGCGATGCGTGCCAGAACCCTCTCATCTCCCATCAGGCGGCAGGCGTTGGCGTCGGCGTTTTTCGCGGCATAACCGGCCCGGACGTAGGCCTGCGTCTGATTGAGGTCGATGACGTATTCCTGGCAGAAGCGCTCGTGCCTCGGGTTCTCAAGCGCCGGCATCGCAAGCGGCCGCCTTCCGCTCGGTCCAGTCTGTCCATTCGCGCCCGAACACGCGCATGCGCCGCCAGACGTTGGGCGGCGTGCCGCGCTGCTCGATCTCGATGACGCCCCGGCTCTGCATGTCCTCGATAAATGGCCAGACCGCGCGCCGCTGCAAGCCCGTCACCGTCATGATGTGCTCCCGCGTCGGGCATGGCTTGTCGATGTGCTGGTTGATCAGCAGCACCAGGGCCGCGGCGGCCTTGTCGTGGTTCACGGGGCGGGGCTTGTTCATTTCCACCCCTTCCGCCGGCGCATGTGGCGATGATCGTGTTTGGCCTGCAACGTGGCGACCTCTGGCGGGTGGATGGTGACGACGACGCCGATCGGCGAGCGGACGCCGGGGCTGGGCTTGCGGTAGACGACCCAGAGCACGCGCTCGCCGACGATGATCATGTGATGCTGCGCGCCGCCCGCGAGATGGCCGACCAAGCCCTCGCCGGAGAAGCAGCGCCTGGCAATCCTGCCCATCTCACGGCGTGAGATCTCGATGCCGTAGCGCTCGCGCGCCCGCTGCATGGCGTGGGTTTCGGGCATCACCCGGCCACCCCGAAGTCGTCGATCGGTTCGAGCCTGGGCGGCGGCTCCCTGCCCTCGCGTCGCGCCTGGGCGAGCTCGGCGAGGCGGGCCTTCGTCGCCACCGCGAACGGTGACGGGCCTGTCTTGGTGCCCTCATCCTTGGGCTTGAGCTCGACGACCGGCCTGCGGTTGGCGCGCACGAGCTCGCGGCACTGCGCCATCTCGCGCTCCCAGCGATCGGCGTTCTCCTCGCGCAGCGCCCATGGTCCGAACGCCTGGTTGCGCTCGCTGCTGACGACGCGGTCCTCGCAGATCTGGATGTACTCGACGCTCAGCAGGATGTCCTCCGGCTCGGGGTTCCAGGCCCGCATCTGCGCGATGTCGGCGACGGCCCATTCGCAGGCCATGGCGATGGTGTTGCCGCGCGCCTTTGCGATCCTCTCGCCCTGGGTCTCCCGCCACGTGGCGGTCAGCCGGCGCTTGCGCTCGGCGTGGCCCTTGAGATCGAGCGCAGGGCCGCTGCTCGGCAGCTTCAGCCCGCCCGGCAGGTACGCATCGAGATCGGCTGGCAACGGATAGGCCTGCGTCCGGCCAGGCTTGAAGCTCGCCAGCAGGTCCATCCACGCTTCCTCGAGGCGCGGGCCTTCATGGCGCTGGAACTGCCGGCGGAACACGCCGCCCCACTGCTCGATGGCCTTGTCGTCGAACAGCCGGAAGGCGCCCCGCATGGCAGCCAGCAGGTCGTCGATGGTCATGACGAGGCGTACCTCCGCTTGCTGGCTGCGATCGCGCGTTGGGTGCTGGTCTCGAAATCGTCGCCGGACTCAGGCGCCACGTCGGCCTTGCTGACCCAGTTGCGCCACGCCGGGCCCCAGTTGTGCTGCATCCGGTTGTTCGCCGCGGCGTCATTCCGGAACCGCTCTGTTTCGAGATCGATCAGCGCCCTCGTCAGGTCCGGACGGGCTTTCCTCGCCCAGGCCAGGTCTTCGGCGGCGGGCTCCCAGCCGTCGGGCAAGAGCGCCG